GAAGCCGGAGAGGCTCGAATACCCGCACCGATCAGACCTAGAGAAAGGGTATCGGTGGAACATTCGTTACGAAAAAGGGCCAAGGAGGGCCATAGATCATGATGGGAATGGACGGGAACGTCAGCGACTTTAAGTTGCTGCAAGAGCTGAATCTACCCAGGCTCAAAATCAAATGGCGTCGTGAGGAAAACGGCGACAAATACGTCTGCGGCAAGTGCGGAAAAACGTACAATCTGCCGAAAGAATTTGCGCGTAATTTGGCCAAAACAGGGATGCCGCCAGAGGTCGCAATCCAGTCGGTCGTCGTGTCGATGCAGCAAGCCATGACAGCCCATGAGGTTGAGCATGAGAAGGAACGCTGCCAAGCATTGCGGCGTGACGGTGCCAGGGCTGTCCAAAATGAGATTGAAGCTGAGAAAAACAGCCGCGACGACATTGGCAAATCCTGAAATCACGCAATAATAGGCGATCCCTGGCAGGCGTCAAGGAAGGCAAAAGGCAGGTTTGGGCGCACTTTTTCACAAAGCATCAAGGATGGTGCAGCAGGCTAGTCGTGCAGGCTGGAAACAGTCTAGCGCAGGCCAGTTGTCTACCATGCTGCGCACTGGCCATCGTGGCCGATACCGTGGCGGCGACAATCTTCGTCGTGCCATAGATACCGCCAAGGTCCGGTCTGGCATCCCGATACTTTCGCAGCTTCAGCGAACGGGCGTCGAGTTCTACGCAGCAGACGACAAAGTGGATCTGGCCATGAAGAAGGCCCAACAGATCGCTCTCGATACATTCTTTAATAGCCTGGGGCCGCTGGGCCAGTTCTTGAAGTCAATGATCGGCCAAAAATCTAAGGCTACATCGCTAGAAGACGACGTTGATGCGGCAACTCGTTTTCTTCAATCAATGGGCTACGAGGTGCTTCCCCCGATTGGAAGGCGATCAAGCTCCAAGACACGCAAACGCGCCACCAGGGCGGCTCGCGATTTCCTGAATGACGTTTTAGGCGAAGAGGAACCGATCAAGCCTAAAAAGCCAAAACAGCATCCGCGACCAGGGACACAAAGAGACGCGGTAGAAGCTGATGATCGCCTGGGCGTCGGCACAGAGCAGCAACTTGCCGGTCGAAACGTCAATATGAAGACGGTTTCGAGTAGCAACGTCTATCAGGTGGGCTTCGACGACGAATCACAGATCATGTTTGTGACATACCTTAATGCCGCAGGGTACGACGGGCGACGTGTTGGCGCAGGTGCCACTTATGCGTACTTCCTGGGTGAGAATCGAGGCGGCAGGTCGGGTGGAATGTCGGGCAACAACGGCGCACGCATTTTCAACAAGATCGTTTCAGCGGGATCGGTCGGTGGGGCTATCTGGAGCGATCTGAGAATCAAAGGCTCTGCATTTGGCCACCAGTACCCGTATGAGCTAATTAAGCTGCCGCCGAATAAATACGTTCCCAGGCAGGCGACCGCCGCAGGTCTCGCACCGAGAACCGTCAAAACCGTCAGCGGTCGCACCCTCAAGTCGAAGCTACGAGGAACCGGCGTCTTTACTGGCAAGAAGGGTGGTGGTAAGCGAGCGAGCCAAGTCACTAGGGGGCCAAATAGAGCATTACCAAACCGCGGCGCACCGAATAGAGGCTATTGATGCAACCAAAAGCATTTCCGTTCAAGGCGTGGGTAGGCACACAGTTTACGCTGCTGGCCAGAGTCTACGACGAGACCAGATCGCTCGTCACTGTCGGCAGTGTCTCCACGATCACCTGGAAGATATTCAACGACATCGGAACAAACGTATCCAATGGCTCGATGGTGGTCGCAGATTCCATTCACAACACACTGCAAAAAGACGGTAAGTGGACAGCCGATTCAACAGGCTACAACTTCGCCGGAACTATTCCTGACACAGCAATCACGGATACCGGCTATTACCGCGTGGAGATCAACTTCACAACGTCATCAGGTGTGGAGTTTCCCATTGTATTCCGTGGCGTCGGCATTTCACTAGAAAGCGGTTAATAAATGGCTCGCGAAGAACGTAAAGGTGACGTGCTAAATATCGACGAGTTTCCAGCGTCGGTCATTAGGGATCAGATTAAAGATCCAGCCGCCGATATTGACGGTGCGCCGCCGAATATGGGTAACTTCATCTTGCCGCCGATTTATACGGTTCAAGGTAAGACCGGAACAGCAGCTAAAATCTATCGGCCTTGGGACGAAGCGGTACGGCACTCCCGCGAAAACTCCAAGTACATGCGGAACGAGTGTTCCATTATGGAGTGCCTGGAAGCCCGACAGCGAGGTACAGCACTACTAAAATGGCATCTCGTGCCGGAAGACGAGAGCAGCCAGGACCAGCAGGATCTCGTCGACAATCTCACAAAGATCATTGAAAGCATCCCCGATTTTCTTGAGTATCGACGTGTGCTGCTCGAAGCGATCTGGTACGGCCACTACGGCATCCAAAACGAGTACCAATGGAAGCGAGTCGCGGGCGTGAATCGCGTCATGCCGAAACGCTGGCTCCCTCTGAGTGGTGACAAGATTGTCTATCGCTACGATGATTTGAGCGGTCGATACGATGATCGCCAAGTGGGTATCCGAGTCGGTGCAGGTTACAACGCAGGCGGCTGGATGAGCGATGGCGTGTCGCATCAGATGCACCGAAAGATCGAGCCGACCGACTACGGGCTGGCTTATATGCTGGACGAGTACGAGCGAGAGCTTCTAATCCTACACACCCACACTATCGAAGATTCAGTCTACGAAGATCCGCAATCAGCCGGTTCTCATCATGGTATTGGGGTACGGAGCCGCATCTATTCGAGCTGGCTGCAAATGATGGATTGCCTGAGCAATCTGATGGAGTACCTGGAGCGGTCCAGCTTCGGTCTTGAAATCTGGCACTACCCCCAAGGAAACAAACAGGCCCACGACGCAGCTCGACAAGCTGCTGAAGAGCGTATCGGTGGCGGTCGTTCAGTGTTAATGGTCCCCAGGCCGCAGGGCGAAGATGCGGATCTCTACGGAGTGGAACACATCGAGCCAGGGCTAGGTGGCGTTGATGCACTCAAATCAATCATCACTGAGTATTTCGGCCACAAAATCAAGCGATACATCCTGGGCCAGACACTAAGCTCTGAGGCCGAGGCGACGGGCATGGGTAGCGGCGTTGCTGACCTGCATCTAGCGACGTACCTGGACATCGTTCGTTACGACGCAATCAAACTGGGTGAAACGCTGACCAGGGATCTAGTAGAGCCGCTCAAGGCTTTCAATTTTCCTGAAGCTCGAAACATTGGCGTCCGTTTAATCATCGACACCGAAGCAGCAGAGGTCGACAAGAAGCTCGGTGCCTGGGAAGCGGCATTCAATATGGGTGCGAAGCTCAAGACAGAGGACGTAATGGGTCTGATCGGTGCAGCTATTCCGACCGACGACGACGAGACATTACAAAACCCGCAATTTGCCGAAGGGGGCATGGGCGGCATGATGGGGGGCGGGATGCCAGGAATGGGAGGCATGATGGGTCAACAGCCACCCCCGGCGGGCGCAGACGGGATGCCCCCCTCACCCGACGGCGCGCCGGGAGGTGGTGATATTCCAATTGAGGATCTGATGCCGCCAGGGGAAGAGGTGCCGCAAGAGCAATTCGCCAAGGAGGGCGAGACCGAAAAGTACAGCGTCTCAGCGACAGCCGAGGCGGTTCGTTTAGACGACGAAAACGGGAACAGCTACTTGATCCACAAATCAGGTGATCGCTGGCAGGGGGTCGTAGTAAGCCCAGACGGGCAACCGATTGACAACCTCGAACCTAGCAGCAAGCAACAGCTCATCTCCGTCGCCTACAAACGCGGTGGCCGCGTCGAAAAGATCGTCGAGGCTGACCAGTATCGCAAGGAGGGGCTACGCTCGCTGTTCTTTGTATAGGAGCGACCGTGGCAGAAGATAAAAAGGGTGACGAATTTGACGATGATCCGATCCGAAAGTATTTCCGTCGGCAGCAAGAGAAGGCCGATAGCAACTGGGACTGGCGTTCCGACAGGCGATCACGTTTTCTGTGCCGAAAATGCGACAAGGAAACAATGGTCACGCCTGGGTTTCCTCCGGCGGTCTGTTCGTACTGTGGTGGCCGAGCCTTTGACTATAAAGGGGGATGGTACGTCTAATGTCTGATTTCAAGGAAGAACAGCACCCCAGGGACGGGGATGGCAAGTTCGCTGAGAAGGCAGGGAGTCGCGGTCAGAAACGCGCAAAAAAAGGCGGTGAGGTTGGGCCTAACGGAGAGTGGTATCCAGCAGGTTCTTTCATCGCGACGACTGACATGCCGAAAATGTTGCGGAGGAAGCGAATAAAGGCCGCAGACAAAAAGGTTCAGTTTGAGCGGAACAGATACGACAAATCATCATGGGTCGTACCTAAGCCTGGGCAGCTTTCAATCTTAAATGTGTTAGATCCGTTTCTAAACCTCGACAACAGCATTAACGAAAAAGCAATGCTTCACTACAAGCGTAGTGAAGATGAAATCGAACAGGCTCGCGAGCTTGCGGGTAAATTCGGCTCAGGGGAAAGGTGGGTGAATATAGAGGACTACCCCACGTTCGCCAGATTCGAGGATTTGGCGCGTCTTGCAGAGGCAAATAAGCCAATTCCTGAAGAATCATTTCATGAAATGGGTGGCGGTCCAGAAGAAATCAAGAGGCGTCTCGGAATACGGCAAGTTGAGCCAGACACCAAGCAAACCGACTCACCTGAGTTTAAGAACTGGTTCGGTGAATCCAAGGTGGTTGACGAGCAGGGCGAACCGCTGCGGGTATTTCATGGGACGGACGTTGATTTTGATGCGTTCGATATAGAAAAAATCGGATCAAAAACAGTTCGTCCTTTCGGTAATCAATTTAAAGACGGTTTCTTTTTTTCTAAAGAATCGTCAACGGTAAAGCGATACGGAGATCGACTGATTGAGGCATATATAAATGTTTCCAAACCAGCTCCAACATACGAAGAATTTGTAAGTAACAAGGAATATGATGGGTTTATAAATTCTAAAATAGTCGTTGCAAGAAATTCCAACCAGATCAAATCCGCGTCAGGAAATAAGGGTAGCTTTGATCCGGATGACGAACGGATCAACTACAGCCGGGACCAGCTCGTAGAGCGATTCCAAAAGGCGTTCGACGAATCCAAAGTCAACCGCGATGAAGATGGGCAGTTCGCTGAGAAGGCAGGGAGGAGAGAGCCAGGAGTTCCGCAAAAGATAGCACAAACGAAAATAACCGGGAGGAAACGCAGGCCGGTGTATCTGTCGGGATCAGTGGGCAAGGCACAGTCAGCACTAGCGGACAAACATGACGATTTCGGTTTCCTGGTGCAACCGGACACCAAGAGCAATCTGCGGAAAGCTGACGACTATCCATATTTCGGCGTGGACAATGGAGGTTTCGGGGGTAAGTTCAACGAAAAAAGATTCCGGTCGCTTTTAGACGCCATTGAGGGCAAGAAGCTGACGCACTCGGTCATGTTCGTGGCGGCACCCGACGTATTCGACCCCGTGAAGGAAAAGGGCGACCCCCTGGCGACGATTGAGAAAAGCCGACCCTGGTTTAAGGAGATACGCGAGCGTGGCTTACCGCCCGCCCTAGTCGCCCAGGATGGCATCGAGCAATACATGGATCAAATCCCCTGGGATGACTTCGACGTTGTTTTTATGGGAGGAGGCGACGACTGGAAAGAGGGCTATTTTGATGGCCCCGTGACCGACCAGGGGTTGCTAGGTTTTGCCGAGGAAGTGCGTGCCGAGTGGGATGAGTTTATTGACGAAGCTCACAGGCGGGGAAAGCGAATCCACGTTGGTCGCGTCAACAATCCAGAGCGACTGGCGTTCTCGTATGCTATCGGAGCGGATTCAGTGGACGGAAACTATATTACGTTCGCCCCAAACATCAATAGCAAGGAAGTCGACGGTTGGCTTAATGACTTAGAACAGGAGGAAACGGGCGACGCCGTATCAGCAATGGAGAGAATTGGCGGTAAACCCATAGCCGACATGAGCATGAGGGAATATCGGGAATCCGCCAAAGCCATGCAGGGCGAACGGTACGCCAAGTTATCCGCTAAATTCAAGCAGGCGTGGGCAGAGAAATACAGTATATGGGGCGATGCGAACGTCCACGGAGACTCGACCCCGAAACCCCGAAATCGTACAATGGGAGGTGGCCTGGGAAGCGGATCATGGAAGCCGTTTATGGGCAAAAGAGGCGGCAGGGGATGGGTTAATACCGCGACCGGCGAGAAGCGATACCAAACCAACAAGCCAGGAGACGAAAATGAGCTTAAAAGTCCAAGCAGCAGCAGCCGTCAAGGAGGGGTACAAGAAAGGCAATCTCCTAGAGGATCAACTGCTCCAGTATCTCAAAGACAACGCCCCGCAGGCACTCAAGGGGCTACAGGAGAGCAACGAGCTACACGATTACCTAGCGGTGACAGTGAACAACGCCCTGGACAAGATGTACCGGCTGATCGACGAGGGACAGAATCCGATGACAGCAAGGTGGGACGCGATTCGGGAGATGATGCCCCCGCCAGAAAACGACGAAAACGAAAGCCCCGAAAACTAAACGCGGGCAATTTCAGCTACCGAGACACAAGCGATCTCGGTGGTGGCCTCAAGACGAAATTCAAGCGGAATCTAGCCGCATTAGAGGTCATTCAAAACATCGAGCGAGAGGGCCGCGATAGAGCCACGCTCGAAGAGCAAGAAATCCTATCCAAGTTCACCGGATGGGGGCAGTTCTCCGAGAAGCTATGGGGCAATTATGGCTTTGGCCACAGTGATTGGAAGCAAGAGATTGAGCAGCTCAAGATTTTCATGGGCGAAGATGAATTTGACAGAGCAAAAAAGGAAAACAAACCGTCCAAACGAGAGAGGGCGGCAAAGAGAGCGACACAAAACAGCCACTTCACCGATCCCCGCATCGTCCAGGCTCACTGGCAGATTGCGCAGCGTCTCGGCTTTGATGGTGGCCGATTCTTAGACCCGTCAATCGGCTCAGG